ACTTCGCGTTAACGTTAACCCTGAATTCAGGAGCATAAACATGAAACGTATCCGTGCCACGTCAACGCAGGGCATCGTCAAAGGTATGTTGGACGCCGCCAAACCCCTCCCAACGCCGCCCAAACATGTTCGGATGCGTGATGGCGATATGCCATTTTGGGAAGGCGTGATTCGCGCGCGCGCGTATGACGAGTGGTCAGAATGCGATTTGGTGGTCGCGGCGCAATTAGCCCGCACACAAGCCGACATCGAACGTGAGCAGGAGGCGCTTGACGGCGAGGGCACGGTCACGGAGAATCAGCGCGGCACCCCGATCTCGAATCCGCGCGTCGCTGTGTTGGAGAACTTGGCGCGGCGGGAGATGGCGCTGATGAGGTCGTTGCGGATGGCGGGACGAGAGGCGGGCGATCCGCGCGATGAAAAAATCCGTCGCAAAGTGCAAGAGGCGGCGTCCAGAGTGCGTGAACAACTGAAGAATGATGATCTTCTGGCACTATGAAGCCGCGTCGCAAACCGCAACTGACCCGTGGCGAACGGGTCATCCTCTTCATAGAAACATACTGCAAAGTACCTGACGGCGAGCACGTTGGGCGGCCGATGCGGCTGGAACCGTTCCAGAAACGGTTCATCCTCGATGTTTACGACAACCACGCAGGCACCCGCCGCGGCTACCTTTCCATCGCGCGGAAAAATGGGAAGACGGGGCTGATTGCTGCGATCTTGCTGGCGCACATTGCGGGGCCAGAGGCGCGCGTGAACACCGAGATTGTCAGCGGGGCCAACTCCCGCGATCAAGCCGCCCTCGTTTTCAATCTCGCAGCCAAGATGGTGCGGCTTTCGCCAGAGCTGTCGCACATCATTCGCATCGTACCGAGTACCAAGAAGCTGGTCGGGTTAACACGGAACACAGAGTACCGCGCCCTTTCCGCAGAGGGGAAGATGGCGCACGGGCTGAGCCCGCGTCTCGCAATCCTCGACGAAGTTGGGCAAATTCGCGGCCCGCGCGACGATTTTGTCGACGCAATTATCACTTCGCAAGGCGCGCACACCGACCCCATCCTCCTCGCCATCTCTACGCAAGCCCCCAACGACAACGACCTGTTCAGTATCTGGCTCGACGATGCGCGCAATTCGAATGATCCCCGCATTGTTTCCCACGTTTACGAAACGCCGAAAGAGGCGGGTTTGCTCGATCGTGATGGCTGGGCAGCGTCCAATCCTGCACTCGGCAAATTCCGGTCTGTCGAAGATTTGTTGGAGCAGGCGGAGCGGGCGGAGCGGATGCCGACGTTTGAGCCGACGTTTCGGAATCTCGGGCTGAATCAGCGCGTCGAGATGGTGGCGCCGTACATTTCTTCTGGAGTTTGGCTGCTCAATAGCCATGAATCCGATCCCGAGGCATTTCGGAAGTCTCCGGTGTACATTGGGCTGGATTTGTCGGGGAGGGCGGATTTGACGGCGGCGGTGGCGATTGCGTTCTGGAAGGACAGGTGGCACGTCGCTGCGCATTTCTGGACGCCGGAAAAGGGGCTGCGCGAGCGGGCCAAGTCCGATCGTGCGCCTTATGACGTGTGGGCGAAGCAAGGATTTATTCGCACCGTGCCAGGCGCCAGCATCGATTACGAGGCCGCGGCGCGCGATTTGGCAGAAATCACAGCGGACATGAATGTTTCTGTGGTTGCGTTTGATCGGTGGCGATTCGATCTGTTCAAGAAGGAGTTGGATGAGATCGGGGTGTCTTTCCCACTATCCCCATTCGGGCAGGGCTTTAAGGACATGTCGCCTGCGCTTGATGTGATGGAGTCGGCGCTTTTGAACGAGCGCGTGGCGCACGGCGGGCACCCAGTCCTCACGATGTGCGCCGCGAATGCGCGGTCGGAACGCGATGCGGCGGGAAATCGGAAGTTGTCGAAAGCCCGCGCCACAGGCAGAATCGACGGATTGGTGGCGATGGCGATGGCGTTTGGGGCGGCGGCGACCAAGGCCGAAGCGCCAAAGAGGTACCAAATGCTGGTCTTTTAATTCACGCAAAACATTGGAGCTGCACATGAATGGCAAGAGAGACGCTGCGATCGATCGCGCATATTCCCTTCTCACGATCCGCGGCACCAGCGTCGCTGAATCTGGGGAGAGGATTCTGGAAGGGGTCGCTTCAACCCCCACCCCGGATCGCATGGACGACATCGTGGAACCGTTGGGGGTGAAATTTCAGTTGCCTTTGCCGTTCCTGTGGCAGCATAATCACGAGAAGCCCATGGGGCATGTGGAGTTTGCGAAGCCCACGAAAGACGGCATACCGTTCCGCGCGCGCATTGCGCCGGAGGGGGTCTTTGGGTGGATTGACGAAGCATGGACCATGATCAAGGCGGGCCTTGTCCGCGGTGTGTCGATCGGTTTTCGCCCTTTGGAGAGCGCGGACATCGATGGCACATGGGGGAGGAGGTTCTTGAAGTGGGAGTGGTTGGAGTTGTCGGCGGTCACCATCCCCGCCAACGCCGAAGCCACGATCACGGCCGTGAAGCACTACGACTCCCTCGCTCTCGCTGCCGCGGCAGGCACGAATGCGAATGCGCAGGGGGAAGGGGAATTGCCCGGCGTTTCGGGGAAACCTGTCCAACTGCCAAAAAGGAATCCAACTGTGAAAACGATCCAAGAGCAAATCGCCGCATTCGAGGCGAAACGGGCGGCGAGCGCGGAGCGCATGACCGCCATCATGTCCAAGTCCGCCGATGACGGGCGCACGCTGGATGAGGAGGAGGTGTCGGAGTACGATTCGCTCGCCGCGGAAGTGAAGGCGATCGATGATCACCTGGTGCGTCTCCGCGCTCACGAAAAGTCGATCGTGGCGAAGGCCACCCCGATCTTCCCCGACGCCGGCAAATCCGACGCCGATCAGACCCGCAGCGGCATCATCTCCGTCCGCAGCAACGAACCGAAGGGCACCGCATTCACGAAGTACGCGATGCTCCTCGCTGCGAGCCGCGGCAACCTCGTTCAAGCGCTGGAGATGGCGAAGGGGGCAGACGATCCGCGTCTGGAACTCGTGTTCAAGGCCGCCGTCGCCGCCGGCACGACCACCGACGCCTCATGGGCCGGGCCGCTGATTCCGTACAACGACATCGCCTCCGAATTCATTGAACTGCTCCGCCCGCAGACGATCCTCGGTCGCATGTCCGGGTTCCGCAATGTCCCGTTCAATGTGCGCATGCCGCGGCAGACCTCCGGCGCGTCCGCAGGCTGGGTCGGCCAGAACAAGCCCAAACCCGTCAGCTCGCTCGCGTTCGACACTGTGTCGCTCGCATGGTCGAAGATCGCCGTGATCATCGCGCTGACCGAAGAGCTGGTTCGCTTCAGCAACCCCTCGGCGGTCGCCGTGTGCCAGCAAGACATGATCGACACGATCGCGCAATTCATGGACGAGCAGTTCATCAGCCCGTCCGTCGCTGCCGTGTCGAATGTGTCGCCGGCCTCTGTACTGAATGGCGTGACGGCCACCCCGTCCACCGGCGCCACCGTCGCAGCGGTCACGACCGACGTGAAGACGCTGATGCAGCGGTTCGCTACCGCGAACCATACGCCGCGGGTGCCGTATTGGGTGATGAACCCGAGGACGGCGCTGGCGTTGTCGCTGCTGCGGACTTCGCAGGACGTGTTCGCGTTCCCGAATATCACGATGACGGGCGGCACTTTCTTCGGCATCCCGGTGGTGACTTCGGGCAGCGTTTCGCTCGACTATGGCTCGCCTTCGTCAACGTACATCGCGCTGGTGGATGCGGCGGAAATTCTGCTGGCGGATGACGGTGGGGTGACGCTGGATGTGTCGCGGGAGGCGTCGCTGCAGATGGACTCCGCGCCGTCGGACGGTGCACAGTCGCTGGTCTCGCTGTGGCAGAACAACCTGATCGGCCTTCGCGCCGAACGCTACGTCAACTGGCTGAAGCGTCGGGCGAGCGCCGCCTACTTCATCGACGGCATCACCTACTGAGCATGAGCGCCAAGGCGAACCGGGTTCGCCTTCGCTCCGCCGCCCATCAGATGTACGATGGGCGGCGGCTCAGCCCTGGCGATGAGTTTTATGCGCCGGAGGCTGATGCGGAGGATCTGATCGCGCTGCGTTTTGCCACGCGCGTAGTGACGCCGCCGCCAGCGATTGTGTCGGAGGCCGCGTCCGGCATCCGTCGCGTTTATCGGCGACGGGATATGAAAGCTGAGAAGTGATTTTGCACTGCCCTCGTTTCGTCGCGCGGCGTGCAGGGAGGCCGATGTGAGTATCACTCAGAGAATCGACTCAATCACGCGGATCGACGCTGCACATCGCGCAGCATTTATCCCGGCACCGCGATCGGTGAAGATGGAGCTGACTGCAAATTGCAACTACAAGTGCAATTTTTGCGTGAAATCGTTGCGCCCAGAAAACGGCAGCATGGACCGCGCATTCTACCGCCGGATCATTCGCGAAATGCGCGCTGCGGGGGTGGAAGAGCTGGGCATGTTCTACATCGGCGAGTCATTCCTGTGCCCGTGGTTGCCGGAGGCAATCGCCGAAGCGAAAGAAGCAGGATTCCCGTATGTGTTCCTGACGACGAATGGGAGCGCCGCCGCGCCGAAGATGGTCGAAGCGTGTATGCGGGCTGGTCTGGGGAGCCTGAAATTTTCGTTGAATTTTGCGGACGCGGAACAGCTTTCGCAGGTGGCGCAGGTGACGCCGAGGTTCTACGAGCAGGCGATTGCGCACCTGATCGCGGCGCGACAGATTCGGGATGCAGGAGCATACCGATGCGGCATTTACGCTTCCAGCATCGCATTCGACGGAGAGCAAGGGGTCAAAATGCGCGAACTGGTTGCGCGTATCCTTCCGTATGTCGATGAGCATTACTGGTTGCCGCTCTACGGTATGGGCGGCGCCAGTGAAGCGAGCGGATGGAGGCCGCAACCGGGGAACCCGGGGCGGTTGGATGCGATGCGGGAGTCGCTGCCGTGCTGGGCCGTGTTCACTGAGGGGCATATCACGCACGACGGGAAACTCGCCGCATGCTGTTTTGGGTCGGGGGTGGGCGGCGACCTGATCATGGCCGATCTGAACCAAGTCTCGTTCATGGAGGGGTGGAATAGCGCGGAGTATCAGCGGTTGCGGGAGGCGCATTTGGCGAAAGATGTGCGCGGCACAGCGTGCGAAGCGTGCGCGGCGGGCGCGTAACATCTTTTGTGATGGGGGGCAAAAGTGAAACAGAAAGTGCCATTGCGAGCACTGATTTACATTGAGCCTGTGCCTGGACGGCGACGCGTGGTGAAGAGCGGCGAGAGATTTGTGGCGAGCGTGACGGAGGCGGCGCGGTTGATTCGGGGGCGAGCGGCGGTGCATGAAAATGCGACGCGGGGAGCAGGTACGTGACGAATGCTGTGGTCAATTTTGCCAGGAATGCTGCTCTGAAAATGAAAGGCGCATTCAATTCTCTCATTCCGCCCTCTTGGAGCGGGGCGGTGCTGGAGTCGTTCCCCGGCGCGTGGCAATCCGGCGTCGTTGTTGAGAGGACGGAATCGATCCTGGCATTCTCGGCGGTGTACGCTTGCGTCACAATCATCGCCAACGACGTTTCCAAGCTCGGCCTAAAGCTGCTCCAAGAAACCGAACCCGGTGTGTACGGAGAAGCCACAAACAGCCCCGCTTTCCAGACCGTCCTCCGCAAGCCCAACCCCTACCAGACCCGCATCAAATTCATCGAGCAGTGGACCCTTTCCAAGCTCATCTACGGGAATGCGTATGCGCTGAAACAACGTGATGGCCGAAACGTTGTGAAGAACATGTATATGCTGGATCCGCGACGGGTGCAGCCCTTGGTCGCGTCGGACGGTTCCATCTACTATCGAATCAGCGCCGATACACTTTCGGGCGTGACGGAGTCGATTGCGGTGCCGGCCAGCGAAATTATTCACGACATGATGGCTGCGCTGTGGCACCCGCTCGTCGGCGTATCGCCAATTTCGGCTTGCGGCCTGTCGGCGACGATGGGCGGAAAAATCCAAGCAAACAGCGCCAAGTTTTTCGCCAATATGAGCCGCCCGTCGGGACATTTAACGGCCCCCGGCGACATCGGCGACGAAACGGCTGAGCGGCTGAGACGGCAGTTTGAAACAATGTTCAGTGGGGAGAATCTCGGACGATTGCTGGTGACTGGGGATGGGCTAAAATATGAACCGCTCACGATTCCCCCTGAGCAGGCGCAGCTGATCGAACAACTAAAATGGACTGTGGAGGATGTGGCGCGCGCCTTCCACATGCCAATGTATAAACTAGGCGGCACGTCGCCCACCTACAACAATATCGAAGCGCTTAATCAGGCCTACTACAGCGATTGCCTTCAGCCGATTATCGAGTCAATCGAATTGTGCTTGGAGGAGGGGCTGTCTGTGCCGTCTGGGATGAAGGTGGAGTTTGATCTTGATGATCTGATGCGGATGGACACCGCCGCCCGGTTCAAAGCGTACTCGGATGGTATTGGGGCGGGGTGGTTGGCGCCGAATGAGGTCAGAAAAAAAGAGAACATGAAGCCGGTGTCGGGCGGCGATACCCCGTACATGCAGCAGCAAAATTACTCCCTTGCAGCCCTCGCGCGTCGCGATTCGGGGGATTTTGCATTGCCTGATGCTGATGCTGCGGCCCAAGCTCTCCCCGTTGCGGGAGATGGCGAGCGGGGGCAGTTGGCAAATGATGAGATTATTTTCAAAGCACTTGAACTTGCCCATCATCAAATTGTCCAAGAAATTGAGGCAATTCAATGAGCGATGCGACCATAATCGCAAATCAGCTTCAAGACATCGTCTCCTCGCTGGACGATGTTGCGGTGGCGTTGCGTGCGGTCCAGCCTACAGTCACAATCGATGTGCCAGAGCAGGCCGCCCCCAACATCACTATGGAAGCGCAGATTCCTGCCACGGTGGTTAACATCGAACCTGTGGTCGTGCCTGCGCCTGTTGTGAATGTTCCGCAAATTGCGGTCCCGCCCCCAGTTATCAAGTTCGTCCCGGCCCCAGCTGCGCCCCCTGCGATTTACAACGTTCGGATCACGGAGCGGGACGAGAATGGGTATATTGCAGCATTTACAATTACCCCGGTTTAATGAGGAGCGGCAGCGATGCCTTTAGTTATCCCATATGCTTCAGAAGTGACGATGTTGAAAAACATCTTCAATCACACCGCCCCGCAGGATCAAGAACTGAAACTGTTCAAGTCGAACACGACTCCGGCGGAAACGGATGTTGCTGGAACTTACACTGAAGCAGATTTCACCGGCTACTCCGCCGCCGCGCTGTCGGGCGCGTCTTGGGGCTTCACGGAGGGCGGGGCCGGATCGCCAAGCATCAGCTTTGCCTCATACGCTCAGCAAACGTTCACCTCCACCGCCGGAAGCCAGAATCAGCCGATTTACGGTTACTTTGTCGAGCAAGCGATCAGCGGTCTGCTCCTGTTTGCGGAACGGTTTGACGATGGCCCATACACCATCAACAACATCGACGACGCAGTGAAAGTAACTCCGATCTTCACGCTCGACTAATGTTGATCCCGCGCATCGGAATGTGGGTTGTGCAGGGCGATAAGCTCGGGATTGTTGCGAAAGAGCGCGGCAGCGCGCAACTATGGTTCCATGCTGTCCATGATGCGACGGGCGCGACCTATTTGATAGAGCCGTTGTGCGCTGCGTGGCGACAAGCGCGGCACGACGAAATACCGCGTGCTCGGCGCCCGAGCACTGGAATTGCGCGCAAACTTGGGTACGCCTGATGCAATCCAGCACCTACACCCCGGACGCTCACACGCAGGCAGACGGCCGGCGGTACGTCACCGAGTCGTTCGTGGACGACGCTGGTGGTCAGCACTCGCGGATGTACCTCGCGCCGGCCGCATGGGGCGACGCGGAGTACGCCGCGCATCTGGCCGCATCAGCAGAGCGGATCGACGCGCAGCTGGCAGAGGCCGAGTTCGAGCAACTGCTCGGCGAGGATGTGTAGGTGGCGCTGACTCTCCGGCATCAGACGGCGGCGCAGTTCGCCGCGCGACTGCGCGAGCGGTTCCGTGACGCGCAGCGTGAGGAGTGTGCGCGCATCGCGCACTGGATCATGCGGCGGATCGTGGTCGGCGACGTGACCGAGAATCAGGTACGCAATGCGTTCGGGCTGACTGTGCAGCAGTGGAACACGCTCAAGACGAACAAGCTGGAGCCCTTGCGGGATGCGTGGGCAGCGATTAAAGAGGCGCAGGGCAAGTAATGGCGGATCTGTACGCCCGCAGTAGCGACGGAAGCGACGCCGACGACGGCTCGACGTGGGCGCTCGCGAAAGCGAAAATATCTGGCGCGACCGCTATCGACGCGGCCGGCGACACGATATGGGTGAGTAAGTTGCATTCGGAGTCGACTAGCTCGACGCTCACCATGTCGGTTGCTGGCACAGCGGGCAGTCCGGTGCGGATACTGTGCTGCGACGACACCGGCGACCCGGAGCCGCCCACGGCGTTGTCGACTGGCGCAGTTGTGGCGACGACGATGAGCAACCCTATTCTGCTCACGGGCGGGCACTGCTACGTGTACGGCATCGAGTTCTCAGCCGGGTCGAGTTCGAACAGCGTGTACCTCGCCCTTCAGGGCAACCCCAGCGCATCGCAGGGGCAGACATACGAGAAGTGCAAGTTCAAGCTCGGCGCAACGTCAAGCTCGGCCACGATCCGGGTTGTCAGTAGCGCCCCTTATGCAACAAGTCGGACGCAGTGGATCGACTGTGACGTGCAGTTAGCCCACGCAAGTCAGCGCATCATCACCTACGGTGCCGCGTTCGAATGGTGCGGCGGCGCGCTGCTCATGGGTACGTCGCCGACCTACCTTCTCTCCGCGGGTGGTTCGGGCTACGCGGCGCAGGTGCGGATGGACGGGGTTGACCTGTCGGCTGCGGACGCAGCGATCGACATCTGCAACGGGCAATCGTCTGGGGCGATGGACCTGCTTGTTCGCCGCTGCACGCTGCCGACGGATTGGACCGGCAATCTGTTCTCTGGCACCGTGCTCGCAGGCGTGCGCGGGGTGATGCTCGATTGTGACGAGGCGGGAACGGGCACCAACTACCGGGTTTGGGTCGAGGATTTCGCTGGCAGCATCCGCGACGACACCGGCATTTATCTGTCGGATGGCGACTACGACGGCACGACGCGGTTCTCGCACAGGTACATCACCAAGGCTACTTGCAACGAGTTGTCAGGCAGATTTTGTTCGCATGAATTCTCAGTGTGGAACGATGTAACAACTGGCACGGTAGACGTGTCGTTCGAAATCGTTCACGACTCAGCGACGGACTTGACGACGGCCGACGTGTGGCCGGAGGTGTTCGTGCGTGACGACGCCAGTAGCACACAGGGAACGTGGGTGCGCGGTGGCGTGGCGGATATCCTGACCGCAGGCACCAACTGGCCGAACAGCAGCGAGACGTGGACCGGCACCGGCGGCTTCACGAACCCGAACAAGCAAACGCTCTCGGTCACGATCTCGCCGCGAGTTAAGGGACCGCTGCAGTGCAGGATTGTCTGCGCGATTGCCAGCAAGACGTTCTATGCGCATCCAGTAGGCGTAGTAGCGTAGGGGCGTAGAGCGTAATGGCTCGCGCGTACCACTCTCTCGGCGGGTCGGTCGTACTTGAGACTGGCGAGAAGGCATACCATCTTCTCGATGGCTCGGTAGTCCGGGAGACGTCGGCTACCGCAGCCACGACGCATGAATACGTCGGAGTCGGCGGCGCGACCGCCGCTGGCGCCGCCACGGTCTCAAAGCTCAAAGTCTTCATTGCGGTTGGTGGTGCTGCGAGTAGTGGCACAGCAGACAGGTCGCGCGCGAAGGCGTTCAGCGGGGCCGGCGGCGCGGTAACTGGCGGCGCGGCGTCTGTCGCATACGTCCAGGCGGCGACGGGCGTCGGCGGCGTAGTGACGGGCGGCACTGCCACAGTTGCTCGGCTCGTTGTCCATTCGTGGATCGCAGCCGGCGGCGCGCAAACGGCCGGCGCAGCACTCGCGGCCAAGGTCAAGCACTACACAGGCACCGATGGCGCCGCAGCGGGCGGCTCGGCCGCGCTTGCGCGCATCAAGGCGTTCATCGGTGCCGGAGGCGTGACCTGTGGGGGTGCCGCGAGCATCTCTACAGTTCGCGCCTTCGTGTCGTCTGGCGGGGCGACCGCGGGCGGGCCCGCCCACTCCGCTCAGATCAAAGCTCACCTCGGCTCCGGCGGGGCGACCGCGGGCGGGTCGGCCGAAGCTTTTTTTGAAACGCTGCAGGATCAACTCAATCTGCTCATGAATGCAGTTGCGGATCTAACAGAGCACATTCGGGATCTGCATCTGCTGCATGGACTTCAAAGCGCATTCCCGCTGACTGTTACTGGGGAGCAGAGAACTGCAGGCGCAATTACACAAGAAATTTCTGAAGCCGGCGGAACGACGGTTGTTTCTCGGTTGGATGTGCCTGAGGGGGTGGAGGTGCCCGGCGGCCTTACTCCGGGACAGCAGGCGGCGTGGCTGCTTGAGTATATAGGCCTGAATTCTGCTCGCATTTATGAAGTCTGCCAGATCCACGGTCTGGATTTTGGGAATTCTTTGAATGTGTCTCTAACGGCACGAAGCACGAATAGCATTCAGCAGTCGATTGTTGAGCAGCAGAATGGCGCCATCGTCGTCACTAGGACATGAGCTTATCTCCACGCGCCATTGCTGTTCATGGGATTGGCAATTATGGCTCAACCCAGGTGGCCGCTCAAGGTTTGCTGTCGATTGAAGAGGCGCAGTTGGTTGGCGGAATTTCTGCGCCATATCAACAAATGCGCAGAAGAAAATTGCCGCGCGACGACGCTGATCTGATCGAGTTGTTGCCAATAATCATTTCCGTAATTGTCCAATGATGCAGGCAGGAAGATTTGTTTCCGACTCGCAACAAACGCAGGATAATCCCCTCTTACCACCTCCGCATTACAACGCCACTCCGCCTGCTTCGTCAGGAGTTATGAAGAATGCTTGATGCTAAAACACTTAGTGAGCGTTTCGCAGAAATCGTCAGAAGCGCATTCACGGCTGCGATTCAGAAATTTGATGCAAGAGTCGAAGCCATCGCCAAAGACATCTCGGCCGCAGAACGCAACAGCAAAGCGCACGCCGAAGTGTTGGCGGGCGAAGTGCGCGATGAAATATCGGGAATCCGCAATGATGTCCGGGCGATCACGGAACAAGTTGCGCAACTCGAAGACAAATCTCCCGTGCCGGGCGAGCGCGGTGAAAAGGGTGAACCGGGCGAGCGTGGGGAGCCGGGAGAGCGCGGGGAGCGCGGTGAAAAGGGTGAACCGGGGGAGCGCGGCGAAAAGGGTGAACCGGGGGAGCGCGGCGAGCCGGGGGAACGGGGCGAGCGTGGGGGAAAGGGTGAGCCGGGTGTCGAGGGGGCCGTCGGGCCTCGGGGCGAGCCGGGGGAACGGGGCGAGCGTGGGGAAAAGGGTGAGCCGGGTGTCGAGGGGGCCGTCGGGCCTCGCGGCGAGCCGGGGGAACGGGGCGAGCCGGGGGAAAAGGGCGAGGT